ACTGTTGTAGATATTTCACAACTAGGTCTGTCTTTATGTCTTCTAAGTTCATCACCTTTTTTATAGGCTCTTGCATAGGAATAAGTAGGACATAGGTCTAGGCCAGTGTGTTTTTTCATTACTGGTAGCATTTTAACCATAAGAGTTTCCATAGCAAAATCAGCATAACATGAGTAGGTATTGGGTATTTGTTGGTCGGTCCATGTTCCAAGGATCGGGGACTGTGCGTGTATATTATGTTCGTACATATAACCTACTGCATCTCTTTTAAGTAAAAAGTAATTAAGTATAAAGTTAGCTAGATCGTATGATACAGCGTTTTTAATTACTTGATATTTATTAGTTTGAAAACTCATACCATCATACACTTTTGTAAAAAATTAAAAGACACTGATATCCTTATATCATTAGATTTATTTGGATCAACACAATGCATTAACCATGATGGAAACATAATACATCTTCCAGCAATAGGTTCGTAATGTGTTTCTCTAAATAGTCTTGCAGGTTTTTCTCCCTCTTTTTGTCTAGGTCTTGACATACAAGCAATTGATCTTGGATCATCTATTTTTAAATGTCCACAGTTTTTAGGTGCTTTAATATAATAAACACCTGACCATAAAGAGTTTGGATGTTGATGTGCTCTATTCATTCCACCTGGTGGATTAATGTTGGCCCACATATTACCTAATACAGGTTCTGAATCTAAATGTTCTTGATCGTAAATAGTTTTTTGACATGCATATAACATACTAACTAATTTTTTATACTCAGGCATATCTTGCATAGTTGTGTGTGAATGCCAACCTTGTACATTGGTTCTAACCACACCATTATCTTTTTTAGACCAAGCTACAATATCTCTCTCTAACTCTTGATTAAGAGTTGGGTGTTCTATATCTGCAATATAAACAGGTGTTGGAAAATGTAATTCTCTATGCATTATTTAAATGGCGTGCCTCCAAACCACATAACTAAAGATTTTCTGTTTCCACGTATTACTGGTTTTACTCTGTGTCTTATGAATGAAGCAAAAAATATAGCTTGTCCTTGTTTAAGTTTTGCAATTTTACCTTCTTTCATTAATTCTAAATCTCCGCCTTCAAACTCTGATTCAGGAGAAAGTAATAACGTCATTGATATTTTTCTAACAGGTGGTTCATGTTCAAAGTTTACATCATTATCTACATGCCATTCATAGAAACCTCCTTCTGGATATTCTGTGTATTGTGCCATCTCTGTAATAGTCATTCCATCAAAACCAAAATGATTACTATTAGTGGTTTTCATAATACGTTCAAGGTCTTTATACATGTTACCCATTTTTATAAATGGTATCCAACTAATGTGTGAGGTTCTAGTTTTAGTATCTATTACTCCACCTTTTATATTTTTATCTTGATTACCAACAGATGCATCTTGTTTAGGTTCAGCACGTCCTGCATTAATTATCATTTGACATTGTTCTGGTGTAAAAACTGGTTCCGTTGTTTCAACTATAAAAGATTTCCATCTTGGTTCAGTTATCATATTAATATCCGTATTCTACCCATCCCGTTATTATATATTTGTCATTCGATAAAGGTGGGTTGCCTCTATGAACGTGTGTAAATTGTGATGGCCAAACTAACAGTGTATTTTTTTCAGGTTTGAATCTGCATTTTTGATATAAAAATTCTGTCTCACCACCTTCTTCCACATCATTGAGATAAACCATAAAAGCTAGTATTCTATTTCTAGCTTTCATTTCTGCATTTTCACAGTGCCAAGTATGATAACCTTCACCAACCTTAGTTTTCTGTATTTTAACTTCAAATATGGTATGTGTTGCTAATGTTTTTAAATATGAATATTTTTGAACATACAAAGGATATATTTCTTTAAAAAATCCTTCTATAAAAGGTTTGTTAGTATAAGTTAACGAAACATTTGTGTCTTTTATAGTATCTATTGAATTATCAGATACTGACATCTCTTCTTCTTTTCTTGGATATACTGCACCTTGTTGCTCACACTTATTAAAGTATTTTAAATAATCATCTATTAATTCGTTTGGCATAAAATTTTTAAACACGCCTATGTGGTTATCTATATAAAATTTTTTGTCCATTATGTAGCCCCTCTATTTCTAATAGGATCAAAGTCTACATCACAGTTTGCAGCAAGAGTTCTTCTAGTCTCATCAGTTCCATTAAAAGGATATACACAGTGTCTCATATCATATGGAAATACATAAAAATCTCTAAGGTCCATTGGTGGTTGATAATCTATTTTAGCAAATTGACCACTACTTGATCCCAGTATTTGTAGTCTACCATTTTGTTGTATGTGTTCTGCTGAATATTCTTTACCAAATGTAGAAGGTAATTTTAAAATCATTACACTAGATAACCCAGTAAATAAAGTTCCTCTATGAATGTGTGCTGGATTATATTCGTGTTGTTTCATTTCATTAACCCAAATAGAATTTAAATGATTTTCATATTCTCTTATTTGATTCCATTCTAAGTAATGTTTAAAAACACCCATAAAATAATCAATAACATTATCGGGTAGCATAGAATGTTTTTTCATTTTAGATTCATCTGCACCACCGTAAAATAAAGAATGTTCTTTTTCTATTTTACCTACTAACTGCCCGTTAGCTGGTGCAAGGTTATGAAAATTTTGTTCATAAATTTGGTTAATCGTACTAAATATATCAAGAGGTACTTGATACTTTAAAACAGACTGACCTAAAAATACAAAACTAAACTTAACTTTTGGGTTTTCCATGTTGAGTTATTTGTTCTTTCTCTTTGTAACTGTTCTCTAATTCACCAGACTTTTTAATTCTTTGTAATGAATTTAATTGTCCCATTACATTAAATATTTCAGACTCTGATGAGTTAGCATTTAGTGTTTTTGCTTTCTCGTGATACTGCATACCATATGACTCTAGTTGATGTTGGTTAACATCTTTGTCATTAAATGATCCGTCATTAAATTCTTTCTTTAATCCAGACCACATTTTAATTTCTCTCATTCTATGTTTAGCAACTTTCTCCATAGACGCTTTACCAAATATAGCTTCGTCTAAATCTATCTTATATTTAGTTGCTTTATACTCATCTTCTTCTTTTGCTACTTTACCTTCTAACCATTTAATTTTTGCTTCGTTTCTTCTGTAGTCAAACGATAGAGTCATTAAGTTATCTAAGTATGATGATTGTTCTCTAACACACTGCCAGTATTTTGCAGCTTTAGTTGGATATCTATTGTCCTGTAGTACAGAAAACCTAGCTTCTGTTTCTGTTCGAAACATTTGTTTCTTGGTCCATGTGTCTCTAAGCTCGTCTACCATACCTTTAAAATCTGATAGATCTTCTTGTTCTAATAAATTATTTAAATGAGGTTCTTCACCTTGTATTACTTCTCTAACGTCTTTTTTCATATCTTTATCCTTTATGTTTCTTTCTTATATATATATTGTTTAAAATATATTACAAGTCTTATGAGTCGGTAAATGTTCTTGTAACTGCTACACCTGGACCCACATATTCTTCTACGCTAGTAACACCTGCGTTCGGTGGTTCTCCAGCTGCCAATAAACCTAAAGAAGAAGTTCCTACTCCATATCTATTAGAAACAGCAACAGATGCATTTGTACCTGCACTCCAATTTGTTCCATTCCATAATTCTGTACGATTACCAACTGAGTTATCACCTACTTTTACAGCTGAAGCTAAAGTTCCAAAAGCTGCTCCACCACCTACATTAATTTGATCATTAACTTCTGTCCAGTTAGTTCCATTCCAAGATTCACAATTGCCAACAGCTCCTGGTGGACCATATCCACCCATACAAAAACCTGCAGTGCTAGATCCTACACCTGCAACTGATCTTCTTGTAGTATTTAAGTCATTAACTTCAGTCCAGTTTGATCCATTATATAATTCTGTATTAGCAATTCCCGCAGGAGGTGGCATTCCTCCAAAGGCTATTCCCGCTGTACCAGATTCCATAGCTCCTGTTAAATATTGTCTTGCAGTATTTAAAGAAGGAGTATTAGTCCAGTTTGTTCCATTCCATGATTCTGATGCTGCTGTTGGTCCAGATCCACCAGCCAATAATGCAGAAGTTTGAGTTCCACCAGCTGCCCCAGAATTTCTTGCAGTGTTCAAATTATTAAGTTCTGTCCAGCTAGTTCCATTATAAGCTTCTGTTTGATTTAAATATGTACCAGTGGTTTCTACAAGTCCACCATATACTAATCCTGCAGTTTGAGTTCCAGCTCCATTCTGTGCACCAATTCTACCTTGATTTAAAGCACCACCAGTCGCCCAAGCTCCTGCAGTTGTTGCTGCTACACCTTTTAAAACATTAGATGTTGAGTTATACCAAACTTGTCCTTCAACAGGATTCGATGGGTCTGATGCTAAGACCTCGATTTCTGTTCCTTTAATTTCTTTGTATGTTGCCATAATTAATCCGTACTTATTGTTCTTACTTGTGGCGAACCTGCGCCAATCCATTCGTAGTTTGCTGTCGTTCTAGTAGGCTCTGTTTGAAAACCACCTGCTGCAAAAGCTGATGTAGTAGTTCCATTACCAGCACCAGTTGATTTTGTTGCTGGTAAAACTTGAACAGCAGTCCAATTTGTTCCATTCCATTCTTCAACGTTATTTAATTTTGTACCAGAAGCTGGGTTTCTACTACCTCCAACACATAATGCCGAAGTGCTATTTGTACCAGCATCAGTTGCACCATTTCTTGCAAAATTTAAATTATTTACTTCAGTCCAATTAGTTCCGTTCCAAATTTCTGTGTAATCTGTTGTACTATTACCTGGACCCCCACCATATGCTAAAGCTGCTGTAACAGTTCCACTACCACATAACTGATTTCTTGCATTGTTTAAATTATTTACTTCAGTCCAGTTTGATCCGTTCCAAAGTTCAGTATCAGCATTCTGCGGTGGTGGTTGATTACCACCAAAAGATAAAGCAGATGTACTATCAACGCCTGCAGAACCCATTTCAGAACGAACAGCAGTCATGTCTGTAGTTTCTGTCCAGTTTGTTCCATTCCAAATTTCAGTTTCATCATGACTAGTTGGGCTTTGTTGATTACCACCAAAAGCTAAAGTTGAAGTCTGTGTACCAGCACCACCAAGTGCAGCTCTTGCTGTGTTTAAATCATTTACTTCTGTAAAAGAAGTTCCATTATAAGATTCATTTAAAGCTGACATAGAACCTGTAGTTCCACCAAAAGCTAATGCGGCTGAACTAGAAATACCTGTACCTGCCATAAAACTTCTAGCAACATTTAAACTTCCACCCGTAGCCCAAGATCCAGAAGTTGTTACTGCTTCAATTTTTATAGTATTGGCAGTAGCATTGTACCACACCTCTCCCGTATTCGGATTATCGGGATCCGAAGTATAGGTTTGTATTCTACCACCATGTGTGCCTAAGTACGTAGCCATTTAATTTTATTCCTCTAATGTTATGTCAGTAGGTCTTTTGTTATTCTCTACTGCTGGTGCTTTTTCAGCATCAGGTAAAGCATCCCACGCAGCTTGCGCTGCTTGAACCTCTGCATCAACAATCGCCTGTGCTTCTGTTTTTGTTTTTACAGTACCTGCAACTTTAGCAATCCAAAGATTACCGTGTTTGTTGTATGCAGGAACTTGCCAAACATTTCCAGGATAGCCTACAAACGTGATTCTTTGAGATTCAACGTGATCGATGAAACCCTTTCCCCAGTTTTCTGCTACACAGTATTGATATGTTTTTGCCATAGTTTTCTCCTTTTATTAATCTGTTAATGTTTTTACCACATTTGAGCTAGTATTCCACTCTTCTGTTGATGCTGAATTTCCTGAAGGTGAACTACCACCCGCAGCCAAGGCATTAGTTGTTGTTCCATCTCCTGCTAAAACATTTCTTGCAACAGATAAATCACCTTGTTCTGACCAACTTGCTCCACTCCAAAGTTCTGTTTTTCCAGTATTAGGAGATCCACCACCAAAAACTAAAGCTGCTGTGTCATCGGCTCCTGCTCCTCCCATGGCGCTCCTTCCAGTACTTAAATCTCCGACTTCTGTCCAGTTAGTTCCATTATATTTTTCTGTAAGTGCAAGATTAGTTGAGCCACCTGGTGGGTTAAGTCCACCAATACATAAAGCAGAAGTTACAATACCTGCTCCTGTTACATCTCTTCTTGCAGTATTTAAATCATTTCCTTCTGACCAATTTGTACCATTCCAAGTTTCTGAAAGAGCTGAGTTTCCAGGTGATCCAGGTGCAAGTTCACCTCCAAATGCTAAAGCTGATGTAGTAATTCCAGCTCCTGCTAATTGTTTTCTTGCAGTAGTAAGATTATTAACCTCAGTCCAATTGGTTCCGTTCCAAAGTTCTGTGTTATTTAAATGAGTTGAAGGATCCTGAAAACCACCAAAACATAAAGCAGCTGTTT